TTAAGTATAAACTTCCACCGACTTTAAGGTTATCAGGCAGAGAGGTTATTTTAGTATTTATTAAGTCTAAATCTCCACCGACTTCTAGGTTATTAGGCAGAGAGGTTATTGGAGTGTCACTTAAGTCTAAATCTCCCACTCCACCATCTTTGATATACTGTTGAATTTTCTTTTGGAGAGCTATGTCATAGTTCTTTTGGCGTTCTTCAGGAGAACGTCTTGGGACTAATATCTTGTTGTCCTCTTTTAAAAAAGAAATTAATTTTATCATGATATTCCTATTATATTTGTAAATTTATTTATATCACCGCTGCTTATTTGTTTATCTAAACCATCATATCCGTCTATTCGTCCGTTTTTTAGTACAGCTAAAGCTACCACCTCAAGTTCTTTAAATCTCTTAGGGAATGCTTGTTCTAATCTCACTTTCATGTCTAAAGACTTCACTCTGATATAATAGAATGTAACTTCATTTTTATAATAATAGTCATTGAAATGGTCTGGTGCTTTATACGTTGTACACCACGCTGAATCTTTTCCTCCTTTGCAATCTCTGAAAGCAAATTTGGATATTCCTAATTTACGTGAAGCTTCGTGTGTATGAGGAGACATTATTAATAGATCATTATTGTCTACTATTGTTTCATAGTCTGATTCCATGTCTTTAACTGATATGGATTCTCCAGATTTATTTATTTTATCTACTTCTGATTCTAAGTCTGCAAAGGATTTAAACTGATTTATATCTTTAGTTTTTGCTTTACCTTTGTTAAGAAACGTATTGTACTCTTCTATACTATTTCTTAGATCATCTATATCTGGTTTGTCTTGAATCCATATTTTAGACATCCAGCCTACAAATTTCTTTTGTGGGGTTGGGTCTGCTTTTGTTAATGTTTCAAAATCTGACTGAGATAGTTTACCAGTATTAACATATTGTTTGGCTTGTTTTATGTTTTCTAGAACAAGATTTTTGTACTTTAATTTTACTGTATTTTCTCTTAATAATCTCATTTTATTATTATTTAATTTTTTATATATAAATTTGTAATTTAATATTTCCTCCTCTATCTTTAATCATCTTTTTTATTTCTTCTTTTGAGTATTTTTTAGATATTGGAGTGCCGCTTAAGTCTAAATTTCCACCGACTTCTAGGTTATCAGGCAGAGAGGTTATTGGAGTGTCACTTAAATTTAAACTTCCACCGACTTCTAGGTTATTAGGCAGAGAGGTTATTTTAGTATCTCTTAAGTATAAACTTCCACCGACTTCTAGGTTATCAGGCAGAGAGGTTATTGGAGTGCCGCTTAAGTTTAAATCTCCACCGACTTCTAGGTTATTAGGCAGAGAGGTTATTTTAGTATTTATTAAGTATAAATCTCCACCGACTTTAAGGTTATCAGGCAGAGAGGTTATTTTAGTATCTCTTAAGTATAAACTTCCACCGACTTTAAGGTTATCAGGCAGAGAGGTTATTTTAGTATTTATTAAGTTTAAATCTCCATCAACTTTAAGGTTATTAGGCAGAGAGGTTATTGGAGTGCCGCTTAAATTTAAACTTCCACCGACTTCTAGGTTATTAGGCAGAGAGGTTATTTTAGTATTTATTAAGTCTAAATATCCATCAACTTTAAGGTTATCAGGCAGAGAGGTTATTTTAGTATCTCTTAAGTTTAAATCTCCACCGACTTTAAGGTTATCAGGCAGAGAGGTTATTGGAGTGCCGCTTAAGTTTAAATATCCCACTCCACCATCTTTGATATACTGTTGAATTTTCTTTTGGAGAGCTATAGCATAGTTCTTTTGGCGTTCTTCAGGAGAACGTCTTGGGACTAATATCTTGTTGTCCTCTTTTAAAAAAGAAATTAATTTTATCATGATATTAATAAATATTGGGTTTTATTTGAAAAAGTAATCTTTTGCGTATTTATGTTTAACTTTAAATCCACCCACCTCTAGTATTTTTTTGACCTCTATCAGAAATTCCTTACCATCTTGTACTGAATAGTCGAATAAGAAAGCGTCATATGTTATTAGTATTAGTCTGCTCCTCTTGTCTTGCATATATTCCCTGAGCTCCTCTATCTTCTGGGTATTATTCTTAGTCTCAAGATTCTGCACCCAGTAATTAAAAAGTTTAAGCCTGTTCATCTCTGGATTCTTTCTGAGCATTGTGCCTGTTGGAAGTATCAATGAGCCGTCCCTCTTGTATCTCTTCCAGATCTCTTCTATGAAATCTCCAAGCTTTGAAAAGAATGGGAATTCCCTATATTGATCTTCTATCCCACCGTACATCTGCTTGAATGTGATCTCTTTTGATCTGCTATACTCCTGTTCTGTTAGTTCTTTCTTGTCAAAGTATATCTTGCCTAATTGAGTATGTATAGATTGGTCTTGGTCTTCAAATTCATAGTTTATCTGCTGCGCTATTAATCTTAGATGATATGCATCAAAATCGTACTCAACTAAGTAATCATATCCTGGAATAAAACATTGTCTAAATTTCTCAGTCTTTGGTATTGCTACGAAATTTATGCCATTAAAAGAATTTGTAGGCCTGCCAGTTGTATTATACATATTATAGTATGAATATATCAATCCATCTTTTATAAAGCTGCTTTTTGACTCAATAGCATATGCGTCGTCTAAATAATCTTCATCTACTGCAATGCCCTGCTTTTCTACCCAACCATATACTTGTGAAGCTCTGTCTAATATGCTATGATCATTTTCAAGATCAAACAGAGATTGAATTTTATTATAGAGACATTGACATCTTTCATAGTGCTTTGTTATTGGTATAAGTTCATTCACATTTGGCATTGATCCCAGTCTCATATAAAAATCTCTGTGAACTAGAGTATCACACTCAAGCTTTGACTCATCTATTCCCTGATCCATTCTCGTAAAATTTAAATCCACGGCATTATCTATCTCGAGAAAATATGAATGGAATTTTCTATCAAGTAAGTAGACCTTTTTATGTGAATTTATAAAGGATTGAATCCGGGCTATTTCTAGGCTGAATCCTTCGCAATGGTTGACGGAGAATATGTAACCTTTGGTTCCATCATTATAATAGACCAGTGAGCATCTGGATAGCGCTGGATGCTGTCTATCGGAAGATGATACTACTTGAATAAAACAATAATCACTTGGAGTGAGCTTTGAAAGCTGCTCTGGAGTTTCAATGATAAAATACATTTGTCAAAACCTAATTAATAGGAATGTACGTTATCCTTTTGAATTTTTGTAATTAAAGTTTTAAGCGCATAAAAAAAGGAACCTTGAGAGTTCCTTTAAATTTTTATAAGATTATTTTTATTCTTCTCCCATATACATTGCTATATCATCTTCATCATGACCCATAGATTGTAATAAATCACGTAGATCTTGTTCTGAACCTGTTAATTCTACATCTGGATATCCACCCCCTGGTCCATGCCAAGTTAATATGCTTAATGTTATATTATGACTTTCTAAAAATGACCAAAATTCCTGATCTGTTGATGAATCTCCAGTATATGGTACTAAGTCCATTTCAATTGTCTTTTTCGTTCCAGTAATTTCTTCATTTAGAAGACCTGCTATTTTCTGAAATTGTTTTACTGCTTTTAGGCTACTTTTCATTATTTTAAATTTTATAATAAATATACTAATTTTTTTTAAATTTTATCAGATTATCTTTTAAGTCGTAGTTGGTCTTGTCCACTTTGTATAATCTCCTCCGATGAAATCTGTGATCCCAAGAAAAGTTTTATTTAGAGTTTCAATGATAAAATACATTTGTCAAAACCTAATTAATAGGAATGTACGTTATCTTTTGGAACTTTTGCAGTGTAAGTTCTAAGTAAATAAAAAAGGAACCTTGAGAGTTCCTTTATATCTTTTTATGCACAGCTATTTAAACTTGAGTACATGATATAATTGTGTAATTTTCTTCAGGTTTGATACTCAATACTTTAAATTTTGAATCTTGGGATATTAACCACTCTTTTTCTTTTCTAGCCATTTTAATTAAGTATTTAGCCGATTCTTCATCCTCTTCCCCCGATTCAATCCCCTCTTGCATCCAGTTTTCATACCACTTCCAGTAACAAAAACCTATAGGGTTAATTAATTCCATTATAATCTTTGTACTTTTTCCAAAAGTTTTAGCTATTTTAATGTTTTCAGATAAGCTTATAACATCTCCAATCTTAAATATTTGGCCTATTTCGGGATTTTTTGATATGTCTCCAAGGTTATAATTTTTTCCAAAGCCTCTATATAAAGATCCATTAAATTTTTCAAGATTAGATTTTATAATTTTATTAAGTTCGTTGTTATAATCTGATACATGCTCTTTATCATGAATTAACATATTTAATATTTGAGCATCGTCTTCTGATACATTGTAATTTTCTAATAATCCAGCTGTCTTTTGGAATTTTCTTACTTCTTGTAAATTACTTCTCATTATTTTAAGTTTTTTTATAATATATATACTAATTTTTTTTAAATTTTATCAGATTATCTTTTAAGTCGTAGTTGGTCTTGCCCACTTAGTATAATCTCCTCCGATGAAATCTGTTATCCCGAGGAAGGTCTTATTTAGATTCTCAGTCAGCCGTTTGTTGGTGTCGATTATGCCAGCTCGAGTATCATATTGGGATATCCTTACAGAATTTAAAGGTCCGGTGAGCTTCCATAAGATTTGACCAGTCATATACATCGATATGTCATACGGCACTACCCCATTCTGTATGTTTGCGTACTCCTCTTGTGATATCTCAGTAACATATCCAGCCGTATTGACCTTCTTCACAAAGCATCTTATAATATAACCCCGATCATAATCGCTCTGTAAAGGATATGGATAATATGGAGTTGGTCCATTTAAGTTTGGAGCTTGACTTTGCTGTTGAGGTGTCTTTGTTATTGTCTTGTTTCCTGGAGTGGATTTTGCTAAAGCATTTATCAATGCGGCTGGAAGAGACTTATTAGACAGTACTGGTGAATTCTCATATTGATTTGTTGGAGTCAATAGTTGATTTGGTCCTGTTAGAGGGTCTGCTCCTGAGTACGCCTTGCCATCATATGTCAGATAGAACTTCCCTGTATACGGCTGTCCATTGATAGTATAATCTCCTCCTGTTGTACTCTGATTATTTTGAGTCCTAAATGATGGATAGTATCTTAGTGCCATTGGTTATGCTATTTGTGTATTGGGATTTTTTAATATCAAAGCAGCAATTCTTTTTCTATTAGCATCATTGGCTTCAGATAGACCCGGTCTTTCATAATGTTGTCTTATATTAATCGTGGCTTGATCTACATCAGTTGATGATTTTATTATAGTAAAAGCATTACTTTCCACACTATTTAATTCTTCCCATACAAAATTTAACTGAGTTTGAAGATCTGTATAATTGGATTTTTTTAATAGTCCATTTTTTCTATCTCCTAACCACTGCGCAATACCTATTGCTCTACTACTAGAATTTATCGCATTTGGATTTAATCTACTTTCTTGCCAAAAGTTTCCTACAAATGCTGCCGCAATAAAATCTAGTAATCCCTTCCCTATAAAGAAATTATAAACTGTGTTAGCATTTTGTGGCAATGCCGTATTATCTTCAGTATTTCCAAATGCCAAATTTTTATCTGCAAGATTCGTTGTTGTAGGAGTAACTTCCTTTACATTATTTTGATCATCTGTAGGATTTCTAAGCAGTGTCATGAATCCTTCAAGAGAAGTTG